GTTTACACGTTCCCGTTATTTTACTTTCTCAGCTATCGCGACAAGTCGAATCGCGGACAAATAAGCGCCCGATGCTATCCGATCTACGCCAATCAGGACAAATAGAAGAAGCCGCGGATATGGCACTACTACTTTACCGCCCTAGTTATTACGATCCCGAAGACGAAGGATATGATGAGGTAGACGTTGCGAAGTATAGAGGGGGTAGTACTGAGGTCTTAGTGGCGAAGATGGACGTATTACATAACTGCTGGCGAAATGCCGATAGAACGGAATATCTGCAACCTCAGCAAAGGATTGAGGCGAGTCAAGAAGATTTACCTTTTTAATTTTTTCCATTTACATATTGTGCAATCAAAAAAGAATTGTAGTTTTGAAAAATGAAAAGCGAAAAAAAAATAAGCCCGTTTGTATTGGAAGTGGAAAAGCTATTCCAGAATAAGGTAGTAGCTAAAAAAGCTATTTTGGAAAAGGCGAATTTATACGTTACGAAGTTTAATTTTTGCCTTATAGGTAAAATGCAGTTAACGCTCGATGAAGAAAAGAACCTTAGAAAGGTGCTAAAGAATTGCGCTGCAGAACTTTTGAAAGTCGCCTAATGCTATCTATCGTTTATCCGCCAAACGTATTACCGAGAGTAGCTAAAAGAAAAGCGGTCAGGGAATTTGAAGAAATAGCGAATTTGCTTTATCCGATTGAACAGAAATTTTTGATCGGAATCTTTGAAACTCAATACAGCTATTCAGAAGTTTACGAAGTGTATCTAAATGAATGGCGGATAATGATGGATAAGATTAAGCGAATGAAAAAGGACTTTATCGAAGTGGAAGAGGATTATTTTACCCGTAATTTCCAACCGATTGAGTTTTCTAACCGATAAAAGACAGATAGAAAGTTATCTATTGGCTTGTAAGGCGTGGAAATTATTTGTAATTTCGCCAAGTGAGTATTTAGACCTAACCTACGAGAAGGAAGTGCTGTCAGAAGTGATCTATTACGATGACTTCTTGGAAGATGTGAAAGATAGGTTGTTTAGTCGGTTAGTCAGCATTAGACAATTGAAATTAGCGATAACGCAATTTCAGTTAAAGGAATGGGAAAAGGGGTTAGAGGTTTTAAAAATAAGTTTTTTGTAGTTTGTTTTTCATTGGTGTTTGGGTTGGTTGAAGGGGGATTATTCCCCCTTTGATTTTTAAGACAACACCCGATCAATTACCCGCCTTAGAAAGTAAATTATCGCAACAATCAAAGCGAGCCAAGCGATAATGCTAACTACTCGATTCTCTTTTTCTTTGTACACTATCTGAGGTACTTTCACCTCCTGGATTCGGATTACGGTATCCGTTTGGCATTCGCCCGAAATAATCAAAGTATCTAATTGGCGGATAACGCGAATTTTAAGCCGTTCCTTTTCGATGGTAATGGTATCGTTCGGAAGGGTGGTGTAAACGCTATCAAAGCGAACGGAGGGGATGATAACTGTATCTATAATAGTAACGGATTGCGCGGTTAGTATGGAGGGATCTTTCGCTATTGCCTTTCGGAGGTGGTAGTTTGCCGAGCAACTAGAAAGGGCGAAAATGATAAGTAGATATTTCATGCATCAAAAATAATTCTATTTTTTTTCGCTAATTGTTTTTTATTTAGAAAATAGTTGTATATTTACACCATCAAACAACAACAAAAACAAACACCATGACAACCGAAAGCAAAAAACTATACTGGGTTCTGGGAGATACTCAAAAAGGTTTCAGAATAGTGGGAAAGAGGCCAAGAACTAAGTTTGTACCTGAGCCCTTTGACAATTTAGAAAATGCAAAAAGGTGGATGGCAATGGAGTTTTTACTTAGAGATTAAAACAAACAACGCAATGAAAACAGATTATTCAATCATCTTCCCCCAAATCTTCAATGACGAAGTAAACGACCTAGACCTCAGCGGTCTAGTTTGCAGCAACGACAAAAACAACTTTGTTGCTAGGGGTACTATCTCTATCCGACTTGAAAACGGCAAAGAGATAACCGCAACGGGCGAACACGGGGCGATGGATTACCGCGAATATGGGTTTATTTTAATTCCTTTAACCGATGAATAAGAAAGAAGCATTAGAGCAACTACGCGAACACCTTAGCACCGCGCCAATTCCACTAAAAGAGTACGTTATAAAGTCTTGGGAAAAGCAAACGAAGGATTTAGAATGTACAAACGAAGAGTTTGAGTGGTTTAACGCTGAATTTATAGTGGAATCTTCTTCTAAAGAGAGTGAATTCTTTTGGCGGGCTATATACGACAAGGAATGGTGGAGAGTGTTGTTATATATACCTAACTACCAATCCGCCTACGACTACATCAACCCCTCTCACTACAAACAAAGCGGCAAAGAGGTAATCGACATGATGGTTGACATTTGGGGTAAAGATGCTGTATCAATCCATTGCGAAATAACCGCGTTTAAATATCGCATGAGGCTAGGACTAAAGCCCGACCAACCCATCGAGCGCGACCTCGAAAAAGCGAAATGGTACGAAGCCAAAGCGAAAGAATTAAAAGGGAATGCCGAAAACCTTTAATAGATTAGGCAAACAAAAAACCGAAAAAATGAAAACGTATTTTAGCAAAAAAGACTTAGTAGATTTTGGTAATTACCTACAATCTCAAGCGCGTGAAAATTCATTCATTCAAACAAGCGTTGAAGCAAATCTAAACGGGATTGAATTAGAGATGGTTTACGAGCGTCTAAAAACCGTAAGCCATGCGGACGTATGCAACTTCATAGAATTGAGAAGCCATGAATAAGATTGCGAAAATTAGCCTAGTGATGATCTTAATTATCATCCTATTATTAGCCCTTCTTTCGGGAGGGTTTAACGAATCCTTTGTTCGTCTAGTTCTTTACGCGTGCATCGGGATAGCGTTTACTTACGCATTCTTTTTCGTGGTGCTTTTCGTTCGATTGCTTTGGAAGGATAGAAAGTAACACCCAAAAAATAAACCCAATGAACAAAACAGAAATAAACGTAGAGTTTGAAGGCGAAATTTGCGCCCTTGACTTCGCATGGTCTTTAGAAATAGTCAGGACAACAAACAAATTTAAAGATGCGTGCTTTACCCTTCGCCCGATCTTCAGAGGTGCTAAACTGATAACTTTCGAGAAAGAACGCGAAACGGGCGGTATCATCGAATCATCATCTACCCGCGTTGAATTGATAGGCGAATTGGATGCGTGCGAATTCGGTAAGGAAATAGTACCAACGGGCGCGAGTTACCTTGACGGGACTTTTTATGTTTACTTCGGGCATAGTTAGAAGCAATCAATCAAATCTAAAGGGGCGGTTAATACTGCCCTTTTTCGTTTTAACAAACCTTCGTAATTTTGCCTTATGGATAATGGCGAAAAGGCAATATCAATAAACATTGAAGAGGCATTAGACCTTATTTTGGAGGGTTACACAAACAAAAAGATTGCGAAACACTTCAATATAAAATCAGTTAGTTCTGTAACAAAATACCTAAATAACAAGAACCATTCCGCGCGCGTGAGAGAAGCAAGAATACAAAGCGCTCACTTAATTGCGGAAAAAGCCGAAGAAGTTTTAGAGTCGATCACAGCCGATTCTACGCAAGCCGAAGTATCAAGGGCTAGAGAGTTAGCCCAATACTATAAATGGTTAGCAAAAGTTAGGATGCCAAAAACGTATGGCGACAAAGTAGACGTAACTTCTGGAGGCGAAAAGATAGAGCGAATTTACCCCCCGTGGATGGATGATGGTAAACCCAAACCTTAAATTTTTACGCGACAACTATCTAAATACGCGCGTATTCGTTCTTCAAGGTTCGACAAGATCGGGTAAGACCTACGCGGTCATCCAATTCCTTATTGAGACGTGCTACAAGTTTAAAAACGCGGGTATGGTCATAACCATAGCGAGGGCGACCTATCCGAGTTTGCGCGGTTCGGTCATGCGCGACTTCATACAGATACTTAGCGAGTTTGGCGGGTATAGTGAAAAGAACCATAACAAAACCGAATCTACCTACATATTAGAAGGCAATCTAATCGAGTTTATTTCACTAGACCAACCGCAAAAAATAAGAGGTAGGAAGAGGGATATTGTGTTTTTGAACGAAGCCAACGAAACATCATTAGAAGGTTTTAACCAATTGCTTTTTCGTACCACCGCTTTTTGTATCTTGGATTTTAACCCATCAGACCCCGAACATTGGATTTACGATGACGTTCAAACGAGGGAGGACTGCAAGACTTTAGTAACTACCTACAAAGACAATCCCCATTTACCCGATACAATCATTGCGGAAATAGAGCGATTCAAACTTATTGATCCCGATTATTGGGCGGTGTATGGTGAGGGTAAGAGAGCCGCGGGGCGCAAAGGTCAAATCTTCCGAAACTTCCAAAAGGTCAAATCAATTGATTGGGAGGAATGCCCAATGATATGTTATGGCTTGGACTTTGGGTTTTCGTCTGATCCAACCGCTTGCATTAAGATAGGGTTTAAAAACGATCGTAGATACGTGGATCAGGTTATTTACGAAAAAGGACTTACAATTGATTTATTAGCGGATAGGCTAAGAAAGTACGGTGTACAGCCGAATGACGTAATACTATGCGATAGTGCTGAACCGCGAAGCATCTACGAACTCCAGAAACACGGATTTAGGGCAATAGGCGTAAAGAAAGGAACGGATAGCGTAAGGGCGGGAATCAATGAACTTTTAGCACTTAGTATCTTTGCAACGGATAGCTCGAAGGACTTTTGGCATGAGGTATCTTGGTATGCTTGGGACTTGGATAAAAAGACGGGTAAACCAACGGATAAACCGATTGATGCGCATAACCATTTGATGGACGCGCTACGTTATGGCAATTCAATGAGAAAAAGGGAAATACACATATGATATTTGATTTTTTATTCCAAAACAGAGCCGCCAAGAAGGTAGAGGAGGTAATGAATAAACTCTTTGCCGCGCAATTCTCGATGGTTGGCGAGGGTTCACCCATTTGGCAGGAAAATACGCCCGAAAATTTTATAAAGCAAGGTTATCAGGCGAATGTTGACGTTTATAGCGTTAGTTCATTGATAGCGCAAAAGGCATCACTAGTGGACTTCGAGTTAGTCCAAAAGATAGGCAAAGAGGAAAAGGTAATCGACTCACATCCGATTTTAGACCTATTGTATAGCCCAAATAAGTATCAAAGTAAAGAATCGCACTTTGAGCAGTTGTACGGATTTTATTTGTTAACGGGCAATACGTTTGAATACTTCATTGGCCCGCAAGACGGCATAAACGAGGGGCAACCAAAAGAAATGTATACTTTGCCCGCCCCGTATGTTAGCGTATTAGCGGGAAGTATGCACTCACCGATAAAGGGCTATACCTTGAACGGAACGAATTTTTGGGGCAACAGCGAGTTCTCTAATGAAGAAGTAATGCACGTTAAAGCGGGACAATACTTATGGGGTGCGGGTGTTGAACTTTACGGTCAATCCCCTATCCAATCCGCGTTTAAAAGCATTCAAGCGAGTAACGCGAGTTATACAGCGCATAAGAAGAGTTTGGATAATATGGGGCCTCCAGGTATGGTCTTCGATAAGGGAATGGAAATGGGATTTGGCGAAGGTTGGACAGCCGAACAGCAGCAGCAACTAGAAAACAAACTAAGAAAGCTAAGTGGAGCGAATCGCGCGGGTACTTTAGCAGTAGCAAGCGGTAATCTAGGGTATTTGAACTTCGGACTTTCGCCCATTGACTTAGCGATATTGGAACTTCAGGAACTTGGATTGGTGGACATTTGTAATATCTTCCACGTGGATAGCGTACTATTCAATAGCACCAAAGCGAGTACTTATAATAATATGCCCGATGCCCGTAAACGACTTTATACCGATGCTGTTTTGCCGTTGGTCAGCCGCGTGTTAGGTGAATTCAATAGACAGATAGTAACGAAGTATAAGGACGGTAAAAACCTTTATCTAAGAGCGTACACTAATAACATTCCAGAATTGCAAGTCGATAAGCGGATAATGGCTGAATGGTTAGACAAAGCACATTATTTAACCCCTAATCAAAAGTTAGTTGAAATGGGTTATTCGCCAAGCACCGACCCCGCGATGGACGAGGTTTACTTTCCTTCGTCCTTAGTTCCTTTGGATTTGTTGGGTGCTAACCCTATTGCGGAAGCACAAAGCGCGAAATCGGACTACTTCAATGTATGATCTAAAGAGCGAAAAAAGAAGGGCGAAACACGTTCGGAAGTTTAGAAAGAAATTCTTTGCTGAACTTCAAAAGCAGTTAGACCCCGTAATGTTCGCCATTAAAACCTTTAATACCCCCGATGAGGTAATTGCTGCCATTCCTACGTTAATGAAGTCGGACGGGATGTATGCGACTTTTATCGAGTTATACCAAGAAACGGGTATTGATTTCGCAACTTGGATATTCGAGGTGGCCGAAAAGAAATACCCTAGCAAGACAAAAGCGGTAAGCGCTGATTTACGTTACACGTGGACGCAAGGGATGATAAACTACGTATTAAATGAGGCGGGCGCATTCATATCTACAATCTTATTAAGTTCAGGCGTTCAGGCTTTGCGATTAGTTCAATTAACCGTTGCTCAAGCATTGGATGAAGGGTTATCAATTCCAAGCACTATGAAGCTACTGGAAAAGCGAATCCCTATTGAGTGGCGGAAAGTTAGCAAGTGGCGAAGCGAGTTGATTGCAAGAACAGAAGTATTAACCGCATCGAATAAAGGCGTTATGATGGGCGCGGATTCGATGGAAAGCGAATTGGGGATAGTATCGCTGAAACAATGGAGCGCTAAATTGGATAGTAGGGTAAGGGCGGACCATGCAGCCGCGAACGGTCAAAAGGTCAATCGAAATATCCCTTTTATGGTTGGTGGTAGGGCGATGATGCAGCCTGGAGACCCGAACGGGGGCGCTAGTCAGCGGTGCAATTGCCGATGCGCGATGAAGATTATTGTTGACGACCAATCATTGATTGAGTAGTGGCTATTTATATTCCCAATTGTCTTTAAAATTGAGACATCACTTTAACCATTGCCACAAGAAGCATTAAGTGTACGATTACGCAAATCAGACCCAAAGCGATTACCAAGTCAAATCGGAAACTATTTTTACTTCCGTACTCAGTTGGCTTGTTAACGGGGTAATCGGGGGGGGTTGGCACTCTTGGTGGGGGTATGTGCGTTTCTTGCGCTTCATTTGGAATGACGGTGTAATTAATATCCCTAGCTATACGGGCGCTGTATTTTACAACCTCCCAATTTGTCATACCTTGCCTTTTAAGAAAACTTATTAAATCCGCCATTTTATAGTACTTAGGGAATTTAGCTTGAGCCTTAATTACCATCATATCTAGGTAGGCATCGAGGTATTTCTTATTAGTTCTTTCTTTATCCGTTAGAGGACGGGGACTGTTACTGCCGAATTCATGTTCTTCTTCCATTGATTTTTGTATTTCGTTTTTGTTCAAGCAAATCTACAACTATTTTCCAAACATAAAACATAGCACCCATTAAAAAACCATTTTTTTCACTCTTTTTACCTTTGTTGCATGATGCAATACAAATCTTTGTCGGATGGCGCAATTAAAGACGTTGACAGCGTTAAAGGAGTCGTTACGGGCTACCTTTCGCGATTTGGCAACGTGGATGCTCATAATGACATTATGGCCAGCGGGTGCTATTCTAAAAGCATTCAGGAAAATGGGCCGCAAAGTGCGAAACCGCGCATTCACTACTTGTGGAATCACTCGGATAAGGTAGTTGGCAAGTTCACCGAATTACGCGAAGACAACTTCGGACTTTATTTCGAGGCACAAATAATAAAAGCGTTAAAAGCGGGCGAAGATGCTTTGATCTATTACGCTGAGGGCATTGTTAATGAACATTCGGTAGGGTTTAAGCCCGAAAAGTATGCGTTCAATGGTGATGATGACGACAAGCCATCATACATGAGGCAAAAGACATTCACCGAAGTGAAGCTATACGAAGGGTCAGCAGTGCTATGGGGAGCGAACGAAGATACCCCGATGACTAGCTTAAAGGGTATGGATGCGAGTTCATACGTGGAAAAACTAAAGACGATGCAAAAGTTACTTAGAAAGGGAAATCTAAGTGATGAAAGCTGCCAATTACTAGAAATTCAAGCCGCACAAATAGAAGGGTTTTTGAAATCACTTGAAACTCAGGAAGAGCCGCGCAAGCACTCGGAAGAGCCAAAGCCGATTGATCTTGTATCGTTGTGGCGAAGTGTGTAAATAAGTGTTTAATTAAATTCCGATAATAAATGGAAGGATTAGAACAGATCAAAGCGATAAAAAACGAAATCAGCGCGATGATCGAAACCTCAGTTAAGACTGAGTTGACAAAAGGAATGGAGGACGTACTTAACGTAAAGTTAGGCGACTTCAACGAGAGTTTGAAGAAAACTCAAGGGCATATCGATAATATCGATGTAGAAGTTCAGAAGCTACGTGCTAATGGAATGGATGAATCTTCCGCTTGGGAAAAGTCGTTGCAGGGTGTGTTGATCAAGAAGTTGCAAGACAACGCCGACTTCAAGGAGTTCAAAAATTCAAAGCGTTCATTCAATATTGACGATATCAAGGTTAAGGCGGTAGGTACTATGACTTTCGCGGGTAACACTACGGGTCAGGTTGTAGACAATCAATATTTACCTATTCTTCCAGAACTTGAAGAAATGACGCGCGTTCGTTCAGTTCTTCGTGTTGCCCCTAGCGGTAGTGGTGATGCTGTAATGTTCCCACGTGTAACGGGTGGCGAAGGTGCTGCGGGTAATCAGACAGAAGGAAATACAAAGGCGCAAATCGACAAGGACATTGCATTAGCTACTTACCCTTTCCAACCAATTGCTGGTTGGACTAGAGTCTCGAATCAGATGCTTAACAACTTGCAAGGGTTATCAGGTTACCTTTCTTATGTATTGCCACAAGAATTGTACGATAGAGAGGATAGCCAATTATTGACGGGTAACGGAATAGCCCCCAACATCTACGGATTGGCAAAGGGCGCTCAGAGCGATGCCAACATCCCATCAGGATTTGAAGTAGCAACCCCTAACTATTGGGATTGTATTTTGGCTTCATTCGCTACTTTGTCAGCCGCTAAAGCGAAGGCAAACGCTATTTTGATGAATCCAGGCGACGTTTATTTAATGGCATCCGCGAAAGGGTCGAATGGTCAGTATGTAGCCCCTATCTTTTGGGTTGATAATGTACCTACCTTGTTCGGTGTACCTATCACAATGACAACTGCGGTTGCTGCGGGTACTTTCTATACTGCGGATACGAACAAAGCGGGTATGCTATTCCAGCGTCAAGCCCCTTCTATTCGCTTCTTCGAGCAAGACAGCGACAACGCACAAAAGAACTTGGTTACCATCCGAGTTGAGGAGGAGTTGGCATTTGCTCAATTCCACACTCAAGCGGTGTTTACCGATACTTTTGCTAATGTTATAACAGCTATTACGCCCGCGTAATTAGTTGAATGATTTGAAAAGCCTCCTTAATTGGGGGCTTTTTTTTTGCTTTAATTAGAACATCTTACCTTTGCTACATGAGAACACGGGTAGCAATAACCGCAACAACGCCAACAACCGCGATAACATTAGCTGACTTTCGATTATACGCGAAGGCAATCAATATAAGCGCTGAGGATGGCATGATAACCGACCAAATCAAGGCAGCGGTTAAATTCGTTGAGAATTACATCCAACAAAGCATTAACGCGAATACGATTGACTTATTTGTTTGGGAGGTTCAAGACTTCGACCTATCCAATGACGGGTTACGCATTGAGTTACCATATACACCGATAACCGCGATAACGAGCGTTAAGGCATACGATAATGCGGGAACGGAAGTAACGCTGACATTGGATTCGGATTGGTATAAGTTGCAGCCTTCCGAGATAGTGAGGGTGGAAGATTTCAGCTATGATACCTACAAGTTCACCTATACCGCTGGAATGAACGCAACTGAGTTAGACGATAACATTAAGGAGGCAATTTTAAAGATTGCTGCTGAACTATACGACAAGCGAGCAACGTCTGTTATCGGGACTATTACCGCTGAAATGAAAATGAGCGTTTACAAGATGCTAAACCCTTACCGCAAACATTTGAACTGGTGAACATAGGTGAATTTAATGAACAGGTAGAATGCTACGGGGTTACAACTACTTCGGATGGTGCTGGCGGTTTTCGCGCGGCTGAGGAACTTTTATTCACCGATTGGGCGAAGGTCGAAAGAAACAATTCGAGTCGTTACGCGGGCGATAACCAACAAAGGGCGGTCAATCAATACATCGTTACTATGCGTTCGCGGTTGGATTATTCGAGCAGCATAGACGGTAACGATTTTCCATCTATCAAGGTAATCAAATATCGCGGGCGTGAGTTGTCTGTTGTTGGCGATCCATTAGAGGAAAATCGGGACTTCGTTAAGTTTGCCGCGGTCGAGAGGTGAAAATCGAGTTAATCATATCGAAAGAAGCGATTAGAAGGGTTGTAAACGACTTTGAAGATTTAGCGGATAAGAAGTTGCGAGAAATCAATTTGCAGTCGTATAAGAGTGCGAATAACATCCGAAATACGGCAATGGATTTAGTTCCCGTAGATACTGGTAGGTTAAAAAATGATATTCGAGTAGAAAAGGAAACGAGCAACATTTTACCGAGCAACAAGGGTATAGTATACAAGATATTTACAAACGTGGTGT